ATTCTTTCGCCTCGAAGTCCGGACGAGTTTTAATTCGCACAGTCTGGCCAACGGCATATCCGTCAGGCGTTTTGTTAAAATCAGAAGTTTTGTCTCGGGCGGTGAGACGAGAAATAACCAAATTATCTTCGAGACCCATAAGGGCTTCGGCCGCAATTTGGTCCACTTGTTCCCATGCATTTGCCATTTTAAAATCCTCAGCATTTTATTGAAATTTTCGCTGGGAATTCTAAAATTAAGAAATTGCGCCAGCGAATAAAAAAATTGAATAAATTCAATTTCTAAATCCTTCTGGCGCAACCAAAAGTAGGAAATATTTTGCTTTTTGGCCATCCAACTAGAAAAAAGACGCAATCTTTTTTCCTTGGAAACTCCAAAACTGGTTCAGGCTCGAAAAATTGGCGCAACCAATTAGACGCGCAACAAAACAGGGTCCAGAGAAACTGTCCCGACTAACCTATCGGTATCTACTTAAAAAGTAAAGGGTTCTTGCCGTCTTTCAAAAAAAATTATTTTTTTGACGAATATTTTTCGGCACGCAACCTGCGATATTCTGCCATATTATTTTGTTGAGCAGCCAATGCCATTTTCGCGTCAATATCGTTTCCTGTTGCGCCTCCTTTTCGGCCAGTGGCTCCGGCTCCGGAAGAACCTTCAAACAAATGCGGAGCAGTTGTTTTCAAATTCTCAACCCATTCCAAAATTGTCAGAGCGCCATTTTTACCAGGAATAATTTCGCCTTTTGCATCCCGTGCTATGGCTTCGCCATTTTCAATTGTGAATGCTTTTTGTGCGCGTAAAATAACATCGTCGGCCGCATTTTCAAGACCTTTTTCTTTGTGGAATGCTGTGATAACTTTGCTATCAATCAGCAAATCGCGAATTTGAGTCGACGCCTTTTTATTTTGCTCGGTCGACTCGTTTAATTTATTTGTCAAATCTGTAATTTGCGATTTGTAATGCGCCTCGGCCTTTTCAACACGCTTTTTAATTACCTCGTCGTGTTTTCCTTCGGCAATTAATTTAAGTTCTTCGTCCTGGCTGAACTTTTCCAAAAGGTTGCGAACATTATTCGGGTCAAGCCCTTCCCAATCTTTCATTCTGTCCCGAAAATTTTTATTTTCGCTAAGAATTTCGGAATTTTTATTTGTCAATTTCGTAATGGAGTCTTTCGCGGATTGCAATTCTTTCTGCAACATTTCAATGGATGTAGTTTGATCTCCATTGTCACCCAATCCGCCACTGCCGCCATTGTCACCATCTTTAAAATGGATATTGAAACGTGGAATAAAATTCTTTTTGGATTTAAACATGGTAAATCTCCTTTACAGGTTTTTAGCTCTCATTGGTTTGAAGGACTGCAAGTCCTCGATTGACAATTCACCAGATTTAAACAATCTGGCTTTTTCTCTGCTGCCAAGTGCATCGGCAACAAAAGAAGTTGGCTGACGTTTAAGCCAGCTCTGATAGTCGGTTCTGCTGGAAACCTGCTCAATTTTAAAAATGCCTTTTTCTCGGTTCGGCTTGGTCGGCTTCCTAACAGTTCCAATTCTGGTTTTATTATCGCCTCTTTCGTAATCACGTCCAGCGGAAATTGCAGGTCTTGGAATTTCAATTTTTTCTTCGCCTTTTAACAGCGGAATAAAAGTGCTTCTGCAATTAAAATGAATAGCGCCTGGACCTTCTTCCCATAATTCACTATGCCCGATAGGATTATCGTCGTTGTCATAATCCTTATTATCTCGCACTGCGCAAATTAAAGTTGTGCGAATATCTAAAGTTGATATCCACGTTTTCCCGGAAACAATATCTTGGTTTTCTTTTGACACTTGTTCACGCGCAATTGTGCCGGCTCGCGTGAGCGAGGACCGAACCAGCGTCTTAATATCTTTCGACTGGCGTTGCATAATATTTTCAATTTGTATTCTCGCATCTCTATTCGACAAGCCATTGATATATGCCGACTTAAGAGTTGAAGTAATTTTCCTTGAATTGGTTGCACCAAGTTGAGTGAACCAAGTCGAAAACGATTTTCCTTGATATTTTTTCTTAAAAGCTGACTGAGCGACTTTAGCCGAATTTGGGACCGTTGCAGAGCCAATGCTAATTCCTGACAGGATTTCACTATTCCATTTAATTTCTCGGTCCATAACTTCTCTGAAAATTTGTTCATGCCTCGGTATGACTCCCGTTTTGTAGTAATCAACAATTAAACTGGAAATTTCAGCATTTAATATTTTCAAACCAGCAGCAGATAATTTTTCAATATCAATTTTTTTTAATATTTTCTCATGCAACTTTGCGAGTTTTGTCGCCTCGGCAATTGCCTCGCCTTCGGCGACCCGAATTAAACGATGCGTCCTTTGCAAATATAAATCTGGCAGATTTTTATCGGCCATTTTTATTCACCATTTGAACCAGTGTCTTCTCCATTATTTTCGACATCAGTTTCGTTGGTATCGTCGACGTTTGGAGACTCTGAAAAAATTGCCTGTTTTATTTCTTCATTGGTCCGTGAGGATTCAATAATATTGGCGTCCCGGAAATTATCCAAAAGCGTGTCATGGTCAATTGCTCCAGCAGTCCAAGAAGCAACCAGTGCAGAAATATCTTGAGAACTCAATTCAACTTCGGCGAATTCCGTATTTGCTTCAAAAACAAATTCGGAACTGTCGTTTGTCCATTCAAGAATTATTTCAATTGCATCCTTTAATCCTTCGCCTACCATATTTACGACGTGGATAAGTGTCGCTCCATTTGATGCCTGTTTTAATTTAAGAGCCTCTCCGGATTGTTTATCTCGATTTTCTCCAAAAAATGCGGCACCAAAGGCGACGGCCTCTCGATGCAAATCATTTATTACTTCCCTGATGTGCTCAAATGCGGTTGTGTCCGTTCTTGTGTATTCGACACGACCCTGTGGATTTGATATTGAAACACAAACGCTAGAGCCAATTACTTTCGGCTTTTCTTCGTCCTGTGCTCCAAATATAAATAGCGTCGGGTTACAGGTTAAAAAATGTCCCTGACTTAAATCGGCATTTTCGCGATAAATTGTTAGAGCAATATCTGTCAACCCGAGTAAAGGAACGACATCAGGTTCGGCAGTATTTTCGATACTTCCCAAATGAACAATTGGAAGCCGAGTCAATGGTCGTCCCTGCAACGTCAATAATTTTGCATTTTCCAAATTATTGTCAAGGTATTTATTGACATAAGCATTATTATTAATTATTTGATATTCCAAATATTCTTCTTTCCCGTTTGAGGTTTTGCCTTGATAAAAAACGCATCGCGTCAAAACCCGGCGACCATTAATTATTTTATATTCCCAATCGGTATTTGATTCGGCGGAATATGTGGAAATAAAAAGCTGGTTCGTACTATCATCGACATCTACGACAAGGCTCAATTTTCCAACGCTAAAAATTTCCGAAACACAATATGAATAAAGTTGTCGCAGACTAAATCCATTTGGTGTCGCTGTTTCTACTAAATAAGAAATTTTATCTGGCAAGTCAATTTCTGGGTCGGCCTTTGTTGAAATTCCCAACAGCCCTCTCAGCGTGTTTGCGGTTATATCCGGAAAACGTGCACGCATCAAATAAGCCCGATATGCCGGATTAGGATGCCACCATGGAAGAAACTGCCGACCGTAGTCCGCTGAGACAGCCGCTGAGCGATTTTGGCCAGACTGGTTAATACTACCTGACTGCTCGGCAGGATTGTCAATGAGCAGCATTCCAGACGGCATTGGCAGATATATTTCATTTGCGCGTTTAATTGCATCTGACCCGCGTAAACAGTCTCTGCACTGTCGCCAACTGAACCTTTTATTGTCATATTCTTCATGTGTATCAGAAATTTTATAAACCATATTAATATCCTCCTCGAATAACACTTGTTCGACTGTTTGGCTTGATAATTGGAAATTTAAAATGAATGTAATATCCAGGAGCGTCTACGATATGGTCCAGTCCGGCTTTTTTATCTGGCTGACCATTTTTATCATAAACCTGTTGTTCGAGAGAGTCGGTTAATCTCGGACACTTTGCGACATTAACAAAATATTTTCTTTCCCCTTTGCCATTGCAAATTAACGCATTAAAACTTGCAACGCGCTCTTTAATTAATGGGTTTGAAAAATTTGCATGGACACGGAAACCGACTTTTCTTAATTTATGCAAATCTGTTTCTGTTGTATTTGATGCCGTCCGATGTGAACCAGTGGCATCAGGATAAACATTTATCGGATTATTTGGATATCTAGTTTTTAATATTGAAATTTGCTGGTCGGTATCATATGCATCGTGAATTTCGTCGACAGCGTGAATATTGTCGCCTCTTTCAACATGAATAACCGACGCGCCTTTTAATACGTTAAAATCCATTCCGACATATAACGGTTCAAGACCCTGCACAATTTGTTGAGAATTATTTTTTTCCCGTGAAAAATTTGGATAAACTGCTCCACTTGTTAAATTGACAAATTTTCCTTCCAGGTAAGCATGAGCCAATTGCGGGTCATAAGTTTCAAGCAAAGAGTCTATATAATCGTCGGGCAGGTTTTTAGCATTTGACATTGTCGGCGCATGTACGCGAACATATCCTTTTCTTTTTTCTTTGACCCATCTTTTATAACAAAACAAATATCCTTCTGGAGTCGTATAAGCCGAAACCCGGTTTAAAAGTCTTTTTTTATCTCTACCGAATATTTTTTGTCTATTTCTAGCAATAATTTTATTCCATGCTGTTTTTGCCTGCTCTTCCCTGAGCGTGTCCAATTCGTCGATATGCGAACGGAAAACTTGATAACCTACAATTCGAGCCGGGTTATCCATAGACCTTAAAATAATATTGCCATAATCCTCAACCGACAAAATATAATCGGATTTATTTAATTTATATGGAATGTCAGAAAGTGTTAAAAATTCTTCTAAATATGGAATGGTAATTAATTTGAGAAGGTCGTATGTCGGAGCATATGCTGCGACGTTTGCGTTTGATCCATGGTCTGTTAAATCGCTGACTAACATGCAGTTCATCATTGTCGACTTGCCACTGCCGAAGCCAGCAACAAACAATGGAAATTTTGCCTGCAAATTGTAAAAAACAGTTTGAGGCTTTGTCAGCTCAATAAACATTATTTGACGCTAATTTTTTCAGCGTGGATTGCTTCAACAATCCTTGCGACCGTCCTTTTATTTATTTCGTCGAATTTTTTCTGAGGTATTTGCATCTTGCCCGACAAATCTGGCCGAAATGATTGTTGAATGGTTTTATTTTCTTCCAGGATTATGTCAATAATTATGTCGGCATCAACACCAAAATTAACAAAGGTTTCGTATATAACGATAATGCAATTGCACAGCCACCGGAAATAATCGGCAAATAGTTCTTCAATTTTAACCCTATGTTGTTCCCGGTCACAGTCGAGATATTCAAATGCCTGAGTGAGCTGCACGCAATTTTCACCCATATTTGTCGCACGTTTGAATATTTCCGTCATTGTTGAAATGCGTTTATTCTGCAAAACCGAAGTCGGAACACAAGGGACTTCCGGAATATGATCTCCCGCCAGTAAAGAAATTTCCTTTATTCGCTCAAAATTTCCGGAACAAATGGCCTCTTCAAGAATCCCATTTATTTCGGACATCGAAAATTTTTCTTGAGTTGTCATATATTCCGGCTCGATGTCCTTTAAAAGCGAGCGCGCGAAAATCATACCATTGACCATTCCGTGGAAATATGGATTTGTTTTCCAGTCTTCTCCGGTTGCGGAAATTGCGTCCTCAAGTTGTTTAATCGCAATGTCTGTCATTTTATTTCTCCTGTTTCAATTTTTCGTAATTTAGATTTAAGTCTGCCGACCTGTTGCACAAGTCTTGAATTGCCTCGCCACCCGGCTTTTTGTGTGATGTCGGAAATTGCATTTTCTATTTCTGACTTGGTTTTGGCCGATTTAATTTTTTTGGCTGGCATTTATTTCCCCGTTATTTTTTAAACGATTCAAATTGTTGTTTTGCGAATTTAATAAAAACTCTTTCGGTTATTTCCAAGAAACCAGTTTCAACTCCGATATATTCGGCACCAATTAAAAACTTCCACGGTTTATTATTTTGCCTGAAAGCCACGACAGGAATTAAAAACTCACAACCGTCGGCGCCAGACTCAATATATTTTATTGTCGCCTTTTTAACCTGAAACCAAAATGCAGTCAAATTGACCTTTTCAGTTCTTTTAATTTCAAACATAAAAGGAGGACAAATTATGTCGGCTCCACCCTCACGAACCTGCAATAAATTTCGCTTCGGTTTTTCAATAACTTCGGTAAAATTTTTAAAAAGCCAATCACAAAATTCGCGCTCGCCTGTCGCCCCTTTTCTCCTGGAATTAATTCTTCCCATTGAAAGGATCCTGCACTTTATGTTCACTGCCAGTTGGTCCAGCCACAAAATGTCCCAAGTCCAAAATTGGAAGCGGATCGCGATTTAAAATTCGCCGAATTTTATTTGATAAAGATTTTGGGTGAACAAATTTTTGTTTCCACTTTAAATCTTGTCTAAGACCAGTTATCCGCCGGTTTTGCCACTGGTAATAAATCTCCGGCCTCTGAATTTTTATTTGGGGAATATTCATTTTGTATCGCCTTTACGAAAATTTCAACAATGTTTTGAAGTGTCGAATTAACATTTATGCTAGACTCAGAAGCCAAATCAATTGTCACTTCAAAAATTAATTCCAATTCAATTGTTAATTCAACCACGTCCAGGGAATCAAATCCCAAATTGGTTAAAGTGTCATTTATTGGATGGTGCATAGCAGATTTAATTTCAAAACAAGTAAAAATTGTCTCGCGAATTATTTTGTCAATGTCATTTTCAGACATATTTTTTAATTGCATTAAATCTAATCGCTTTGTTTTATTCATATTCCTATGACCTCAAATTGAAAATTAATCCTCTTCGCTTTCTTCTTCCTCGCCTTTGCAATATTCCATTCTTTCTTCTTCTGTTAAAGTTGCTTCCTTAATAATTAAAGAACGTTTTAAAATCGATTGTTTTCCTGGTTCGTCTTTTTGTTTTGTTACTTCAATAATTGTCCGAGCAATATCATTTGCGTCTCGGCCAGTTGTAAATTTGCTTGAAAGTTTTTTTAGTAATTCCCCGGTCATGTGACCGAGTATCCAGTCTCTTGTATTTTGGTAAATTATTTCTAATGCGCTTACTTGTTTTTCTGTCAAATCAACTTCAAGTAAATACAGCATCATGCACTTTTCAAAAGTAGAAGAAATTGACATTTGCTGAAACATCGCCAATCGCCTTCTTTTCTTTTCATAATCCGTGATGGGATGGCAATCCATTTCGTCGGCATCTAAAAGTTCAGCCCGAATTGCAACGTCTTCCGCGTATGGTGTCGGCAAATCTATTGGTTGGAGAACGTGTGCCATTTTTTCAATATTTTTTAAAAGATGCCCAATATTATCGGTATCAAATTAATTTATAAAGGATTTTTCTTAGACGCCATGAAAAAAATATGTGCCATTGTTTACCCTGTTATTTACTACCTTTTTACTACCTTTTTACTACCTTTCTTACTACCTTTAAGTTATTGTTATATATAAGTTTTTAGGCAAAAACTGGCTTCTAAAGTAATGGCAACCGGGGATTCCCTAATTCGAAATAACCTGACGAAATCGGCTTTGAAATTTTTCTTCCCAATTCGCATTTTCATTTCCATTTTTTAATTCGATTTTATGCACACTC